AGTGGGTTTAGATCAGGTCAATTGTGTATAGCAATTGGATCATCTCTTAATTCACAACACGCTTTAGGACAAGCGGCTGACTTTGAAATATTTGGCATTAGTAATCAGGAACTTGCTCATTGGATTGATAAGAACCTAGACTACGATCAAATGATATTGGAGTTTTGGAATCCAGAAGATAAGAATAGTGGTTGGATCCATTGTTCTTACAAGAATCCAGAAGAAAACAGAAAAGAGTTTTTAAGAGCATATAGAAATGAAGAAGGTAAAACTTGTTATGAAAAATACTCTTATATAAAATATGGTGGCCAAGAGGCAACTACTGAAGAAATTAACGATATGTATGCAGAAAAGGGCATATAAATCGCTTGACAATCACACAAAAAAGTGATATAATGAAACTATATTATTAACAAATTAGGAAGGTATATTATGGCATACAACCACGTGAAACTAGATAGAACCATTTTACCAGAATCATTAGGTAAAAAAGGTATGAACCAAGACGGTATAAGAATTTATAACATTGACGGCATCAATATGCCTTCCGTTACTTCAATCTTAGGACAAATTCCCGAAAGAAATCAAAAGATACAGGCGTGGAGACAAAGTGTTGGTGAGAAGATGGCCAACTATATTTCCGTATCATCTACAAATAGAGGTAAGACGTTTCATACCCTTGTAGAAAATCATTTAAATAACGAAGATCAAAAAAGTGTAGGCATTACTGCTGTTACTCCTTTAGGTCTTTTTAGAATTGCCAAACCTTATCTGGCAAGAATAGACAATATTCACTTATTAGAAACAATTATGTATTCTAAAGAAATGCAAGTTGCAGGTCAAGTAGATTGTGTCGCAGAATACAAAGGTAAGTTATCTATTATAGATTTTAAATCATCTACTAAAAAAAGAGATGAAGATTATAATTATGGTAACTTCTGTCAAACAGCAGCCTATGCTAAAATGTTTGAAGAACTTTACCCAGGTAAAAAGATTGAACAAACAGTTATTCTTGCTGCTTGTGAAGATGGTTTTGTACAAGAGTGGATTAATGGTCCCGAAAAGATTGCAGACTACCAAGAAAAGTTTATTAAACACGCTACTGACTTTTTTGAAAGACACGCAGAAGCTTTATCTAAAGTAAAATAATAAATAGTTATAAAGTCAAAAGTTGAAAAAATAATACTAGGTGATTTAAATATCCTACTTGCGACCAAAACAGCTAAAGGGAAAAATGAAAAAACTAATTTTAAGTTTACTATTATTTTGTGGTATCGCTACAGCAGACGAAAAAACTTACGAGTTTTATATTGAACATCTTCCTGCAGTATGCGGTTCACACGAAGAGGTGTTAAGATATGCAGACGATAGAAGTCTTATACAACTCAATTATTCTTTGGGTAGAGAAAATAGCGTACCTGATGGTGAACCTGTTTTCTTTGTAACCTATTGGGTAAATGAGGAAGTTACTCAAACAATGGCAACAATAAATGTACCTGACAGCGATCAAACTTGTATTTTGTACATTTCATTTGACGTTGTACACAATGAAAATTTGTTGAAAAAAGAAAAAAGAATTAAGCGTTGAAGGTAAGATAATACCTGAAGAAGACCCGAGTGCAATTCTCGGCCACTCCACCATTAAAACAATGAAATTTTAGGGGTGGAATTAGGATCGATTCGCAGTTAAAACTTACTGGAGTTTAATGGCTGATAACCTACTATCAAATCATAAATGCTAACGAAAGTTATGCTTTAGCAGCCTAGTCTGCTGGGGTTTGCCTGTACCTTGCAACAGAAACAGGCACTTGACAAATTAAACAGAAAGTGATATAATAGAGTATGATGTTAATGAATAGTAAAAAGTTTGGTTTAAAGATTGAGGAGATTGTCAAGGAAAAGAAAATATCTTACCTAGACGCTGTCGTGTGGTTTTGTGAACAAAATGATATAGACACAGGCACCGTATCACCAATGATTAACAAATCACTCAAAGAAAAATTACAAATAGAAGCAGAAAAGAAAAAATTGATTAAGGGTAGTACATCTGCCACTTTACCTATATGAACTCATATGAAACATATAAACTTTACCTTGCAATTAAATTACACTTTACTACCGACAACTATGACTTTTTTAAACATAATGCAAAGGTAAACTCATCTCTAAATAGTTTTTTAAAACGAAATGATAGATTCTTTTTTCACAAACTTACGACAAAGTATAACCAACAAGAACTGGTTGAATATTTTGCGTGTAACTTTTTTGAAAATTCAAAAACTTGGATTGGTAATAGTTTTTTAAAACGAAATGATAGATTCTTTTTTCACAAACTTACGACAAAGTATAACCAACAAGAACTGGTTGAATATTTTGCGTGTAACTTTTTTGAAAATTCAAAAACTTGGATTGGTAATCTGGTCAGAGCTGATGGTGAAACGAATTATACCAAGTGGAAAAAGTATAATCAAGCTCTTACCTACAATTTTAGAAATGATTGCGTATTGGTTCGTAATGTCATTGATGGCAATAGCCTTCGTTTTGATGATATGTTTCTCGTATCTGGTGGCCAACACCCAAGATTGCTACGCTTACTTCTTTCAAAACAAATCTCAATACAAACAATCATCATCTTGGATACGATACTTACGTTTATTAAACGTTGGGATAAAGAAATTAAAGAAACAATTATTTGGCCTGAAATATCTAAAAAGATTAAAAAGTTAAAACCATTTATGAATTTTAATTTAACAAAGTGTAAATTTATATTAAAGGAGACATTTGTATGATTGAATTGTTAATGCACCCATACTTACAATTAAGTGTTGCAATTGGTTTATATGTTGCTTACGTATGGAGATAGATAATAAAATTGTAGTGCCATATTCTAATATGGATGGTGATAGAATATATCAAAACGTATCAGGTGTACTACAACTTGTATTAAAGAATGGTGCGATATATAGAAGTAAGATTGATAAACGATCTATTAAGTTAAATGATGGTACACTAGGTTATGTGTATTATGCAGATGGTAAATGGTTTGATAGAGCAGGTATGCCTATAAAGAAACCAGATAATTTAGTTACAAGGGAAAAGAATGCCGAGGAAGAGTAAAACATATATTCACGTTAACCAACACGTCATAAGGAGAAACAAAAAACACAATGAAGACGAACCTGTTATTACAATTAAAAAAGGATCTACAAACACCTATTGTAAAGAAGTATTGGTCAAAGGCCCTAGTAAAATTATCTATGGTGGGAATGACCGTCCTATTCTTTCTTGTGGTGCAAGAGTTGTTATAGAAACCGAAAGTGAAATAGAAATTATAAGATGAGAAGATTGTTTTGTATAGGCAATGGTGAAAGTCGTAAAGACTTTTATTTACCTTTACTTAAAGGCCACGGTAAGATATATGGTTGTAATGCCATTTATAGAGATTGTCCTGATCTATTAGACGCTTTAGTTGCAGTTGATAATGGTATTATACACGAAATATACCATAGTGGTTATCCTATGAAAGTGCCTTGTTATTTTAGAAACTGGTCTAAACTACCTATTGAAATGTATAATCAGGTCGTTGCTGGGTTTTGCGATCACCAAGAGTTAGAAACATTAAAAGATTATGACGTTATAAAAGAAAATAAAGAGTATAAAAATAACGCAAAAGAATTTGTAGTACACGGCACAACTTTATCAGGTATGGTTTCAATTATTAAAAATCATCAAAAGAGTCACCCAAGAGCAACAAAAGAAATTATACAAGAGAAAATACATAAGTCTAAAATTTACATCTCTTGGATTAGAGAAGGTGATATGGCAAACGACTTGGCTGATTCTTGGAATCAATACAAAGATCACGGTTGGGCTTGTGGGGCGTCAAGTGGGTTTATAGGTATTCATAACGAGAAACCACAAGAAGTTTATTTGATCGGCCACGATTTAGTATCTGATAATAACTTAATCAATAATATGTACAAAGGTACAGACAATTATCAACCTGAAGGTGCAGGTGTAACACCAGCAACAAATTGGATTAATCAATGGTTTACACTTATGGACTGGAATAAAGATATAAAGTTTTATAAAGTCAATAAAGAATTAGATGATAAACCCACAAATCAGAAAATAACTGAATGGACAAAGTGGGAAAAAGACGGCAGATTGACCTATATTTCACAAGCAGAGGTGCTTGACAAATTTAGTCAAATCTGATATAATGAAAGAGTATTATGTTTGATAATTTTATATATAGACTATGTGATAAGATAGTTACAATATGTGAAAAGGTAAAAACACGAATTAAAAACACTTCTCATAAAAAATGGGTAAAAGGTTATAATGAGTGGAAAAAGAAGTATAAATAATATTATACTTACATTAATACGATTAATACGTACAACAATATATACAAGGAGAATACAATGTCAA